GCAGCTGGTGTTGAGGAGAATATAAACTCAAATTCATAATCATTGATGATACCTGCAACATCGTGCATATTATTGTAAACATCTTCAGGAGCATTAAGGATTCTAATGACATCATTCCTTTTTAAACGATGCTTCTCTTTTGTCCGAACAGTACAACGTACCGAACCATTGGCAGCAACGGTTCCTAGGGTCGCAGACTCGCCTCTGAGGGCACGTCTCACATTATATGTGAAACTATCCCATATTGGATCAATACTATCGAAACCAGGTGCTGCTGGTGTTGTGACCTTACTGTCTGGAAGATAATATCTACCTCCATCAGTTAGTACTACTCCTTTAGTACCACCATAGACTTTTAATTGAATTTCTGAGTTATCTACGTTGGAATATCCGTAAATCTTAAATGCAGCGAATACTTCCTGACCTGCATCATGTGCTACGCAGAGTGTATTCTCTCTAGCACGGGTACAACCCAAAAATTGAGTTACAGTCTTATCTGTATAACTTATAATCTCATCTTCGATCCTAAATCGACCATTTTGCTCTGGCCAACCTAATGTAGAGTCAACTGTGACTACTTGGTCAACTAATTGACCTCCTAAGTCATTTGCAAGAGTAGATTTGTATGGTGTAACAAATGTACCTAGTGAATTATTGGTATCTACGTCAATTTCAAAGATTGAACCACTTGCAGTGAAAACTTCAACAACTCCTTTAACGTAAATTCGAGCAGAAGCGACATTTGGGTCATTTGCGTCGTTTTCTTGGTACAATACTTGACCAACAAGGTCAATAGGGTCTCCAGCAATTGCTATAGCACGAATTACCTCTCTAGAAGTGTAATATGCATCGGATGGTTTGAATATTCTCTCTCTTGGGTAGTTAACTTCTGATTCTACGCCAAATAGTGTTCTTAAGACAAACTGGAATGACCTTGTTGACCCCTTTGCAGCATAGAAGTCCTTAATTCTCTTAATTACCGTTGATTCAGTAACTCCATCTGCAAAGTTCTTTGGATAAGTTGCTAAAAACTGTTCTTTGAACTTTCCAAGAACGTAAAGTGGGAAAATGTTGTTTAAATTAACAACTTTTGCTCCAAGTTCGTGAGTTGCAGCAGTTGTACTCTCAAATTGGAAGGTTCCAACCTCTCCAACTGCCTTTACAGCGTTAAATCCTCTTGCACATCCTTGAAATAGTGTTGATCCTTTCTTTTCGTAGTAAATGATCTCGTCATCTACCATCAAAAGACCTTCATCTGGGAAATCACGAGTAGATTCAACGTCAACTGCTGAAGAGGTAGTTGTTAACGCTGAAATAAGTGTGGTCTCAGTAACTAGACCTCCGTAATTATCAATATTATAATAATCTGCCCAGTTTTGAATTACATCAAAACAATATCCCTTTAATTCTTGTGACTTATAGTAGTGTTTTACAAATGATATAAAAGTTGGATAATTTTCCTGCACAAACGAAGCAAATTGTCCCGTCACACTCAGGGATATTTGCGATTTGGATTCGGGACTAACCTCAGACGGTACTGGAGGTACAGATACCGTTGTGGTTGGCGTAGTCCACGAACTAACCTTCCAGGAAGAATTTGTCATCTGTTACTAGCTATAGCTGGACTCTGGTACTACTCCTGTACCAGAAATATTTGAACCACTACTGATAGTGTCTTCAACAACACTTACAGTCGTATTATCTATGCCCACTGTCAAGTAGGTTTCACGAAGAGATATGATATCGTTGGATTCTGGGATTGCAGCAATCTGTAATTGGTTATTTGCTACACTTGTCATAGAAATTATCAAGTCATTAATGACGATTTCACCCATACTGTAATCAACAGTACCCCATAATCCATCTACGTATTCAAATTCACCAGTTCCTTTAACATAATAGAGTCTCAATGATCCCAAACCATCGTCATTTAGGTAGAAAATGTTGAAATCGTCTCCAACAATCTTAAATCCTGAAGAAGAAACGGTTGGTTTTGCACTTGTTCCTTGCTTAATGCGGTTACCGTAGCATATTTTATAGTTCACACGTGCGTTCAGATCGACTGTCACGTTCTTTCTCATCTTGAGACGAGTGATATTGGACGTAATTGCAGCCTCTGACTTATCAATTATACTCTGAAGCTTAGAATATTTGAATTTTCCGCCAAATTTATTGAATTCTCCGCTATTGTTGAGTACATTTAATGAACCAAGTACAGCATTTTTCACTTCTGAGGGTTCTTTCCGCGTTATGTTCGGATTGAAATACACAAAACTGTCAATATCAATGAATAAAATGGACGGATCAATGATTGTTGGCTGAATTGCTGCTACAGAATACTCTCTCAACTTCTTCAAAACGACATTTTTCTCTGAAAGAGATAATTTGTCTGCATTTTTTGGTTTAATTGCAAGAAAAACTTTTCCAAATTCGGGAGGTTCTGCTTCTTCTCCACCATAACATGCAATAGATCCTACATTGGGATATATCTGAGGAATAATTGCTTCATAATCACGTGTTGAAACTGCTCTTCCAAATGCTGAATAGAATTTTGGAGCAGCAAATTTGATTGATTCAGTAGTTTCTGCTCTCGAACCCCCATCTGGAAAGGAAGTAGCCGTAACAGTAATACCAGAAGTAATACTTTGACCATTATTATCTCGGAATGTACCAATATTTTCAAATACTTTTAGACCATTTGCACCAGTTCCATTACTTGTTGAGTATGAAACTGAAACAACATCTCCATTCTCTAAGTCTTTTCCAACTTTTCCGTCACCAAATAGAATTTCTGGGATCTCATATTCTGATTCTTCTAAGAAATATACCTTAGATGTTGAATCAATCTTAGTAATATCAGTTGCTTGAAGGTATCTTTCTGTAATTGTACCAGAAGTTACCTCAACTTTCATTGAAGTTGTGTCTGCATTCTTGTTAGTTAGGATAAATCTCTGTCTTTGGTTGATATCTTTAACAAAAGTATCGGTTAAAAACACTCCTTCAAACAAAGTGATGCCTTTAAAACTAGCAATTCCACTTGTACTGTCCACAGAAGTGACTGTATCAGTGCCAAGAGAGAATACAAAGTTGTTATTATCTAATCCTGTGAAGTTTAAAACTAATCCTTTATTAATTGTAACAGTTTTTGGGTATGGAACTACGGTCTGAACTGTAATATCGACTACACATTGTGCCGATCTTGCGGATTTTGGAGTATAACCAATCATCCTAGCAAGTTTTACAACGTTTTCACGCAAAACTGCGGTTTCTAGGAACCCTTCATTGACTGCAAGGTTGGCATTTACTGCTGTATAGTAAGTATTATATGCTAAAACGTCTAAAAGGACAGTCATTGACGATCCCTCGAAGTCATAATCCGAGAATTGATCCTGTGCCCTTAAATATCCTTTAATTTGTGCCTTGATTTCGTTAAACTCAAGAGCATTAACTTGATTAAATGCCATTATGGTTTAAATGCTATACTAATGGAATCAAAAGTTGGTGGTATACCCATAATAACATATGCAACGCTTACATCTAATTGATTACGATCCTCAGTCCACTTTGTTTTAATCTCATATACCGCAACTCTCGGTTCATGAGTATTAATTGCTTTCTTTAAGCGTCGCCTAATCTTCTGTGCATCGTTAGGTGTATAATTGTCGAACAGCAATCCAATGATGTTACCACCGAATGCCATGTCAAAAGGTTTCTCGTAGAAATTGTAAAATACAATATTTTTGACTGATTCTTTAATGGCTGCTTCATTGTTCAGTGCCAACACATCGTTTGTCACTGCATTCTTTTCAAAAGTTAAAGAGAAGTCACGAAATGACTTCGATATTAATGCCACTAACTAGCCTATTATTAACCTCAGGTATATTTATACTTCTTTTTGTGACTTTTTCTTTGATGCTCTATCGCTACGTGGATCTGTAATAAGATATCGGCAATACTCATTCCCATGATCGTAGAAATGATCGCTCATATCTACGGGAATGTTGGCATTTCTCTTACCATCTACTATTCTATTTGCCTTGGCCACGGTACTTCTTCTTTGCCTTATTTCTAGAGGTAGCAGAGTACTTTGTATGTGACCCTTTACCTTGTCTTGTCTTTTTAGGAGTTGCCTCAATAGTAGGTAATCCTGTATTAAATCTCATTGCCATAATAATTAACCTGCAAATACGTTTGGTGAACCAGCTGCTACTGAAGTGCAACCGCTAATTCCATCTCCTATTCTACCACAACCTTTGCCATTTACAAAGACCGTAGAACTACCACTTGCGATGGCAGCACTATGTGGAGGGCATGGAGAGCCTGGTAATAGGTGTACAGTATTCTTATCCCCCTGTCGAGAGACAGGAATACCATTAGCGAAGACGTTACCACTACCCTGTGCTCTGGACATTCCAGAACAATGGGTTACATCTGCATCTCCGATTCGTGTTACTGCTGGCATATCAATAATAATTTGAAACAAAGGAACGTATACCTTCCCACTCATTATATATCTTTAATTCGAGTGTAAAGGTTGCGGGTGTCTGTGCTACTAGGTTACCTGCAGTACCACTTGCCCATTGTACTGTGATATTGAAGATCTCAGTGGTAAAGTTGGTACTATCCTGATTGAGGTCATAGAACAACTTATCTGCTGGCATATTAACTATTCTCTGCACCGTAACAGGTGTCTGTGTCTTATCTGATTCCCCCTGTTCAATATATGTAAACTCGTCCACAAAAGGATCTTCTATCGAACCAGTAATTGATACGGATGTACTACCTGGTGTAATGACGAGGTTTGGTTGTGTACCCTGTACCGTAGCAGTAACATTGGTTACATTTGCTTCTTGACCTCCTGCTGCTGTAGCAGATGCACTCACTACTTGGTTCATAGTAAAATTAGGTCTTGTTAAATCCGTAAGGAACGTTGCTGTTCCGTCAGGTGTGATGGTTACTGCCATATTGCTCTTCTAATAATCCGTTCTTGACTGCTATCTCATACATTAGACTATGAATGGTCATATCGTATGCATTTGTCCATGGTTGCGTCTTCTCATTCTCTATCCAACACTGAAGACTTCCATATTGTGCTTTGGGTATATCATCTCTAAACCATGAATCGTACTCGAATTCGTGTTTGGTCATTTGCGTTCTCTAGTCATTAACTCCTGCAAGTACTCGGCATATTTCGACATCTCCACATGGTCATTAACAGTATGTGGAGGTTCTGGTATCTTTGGTTCAAACTTAATCAGATGGTCGAATGACTCAGGTAGGTCTCTGGCTTTCGTATGCCTTGTGATAACGTCGTTATCTCGGATAACGAATTCTCCTTCCAGTGATTCCAGTCCTAACATGGTTTGTACTTATGTGAGTTTATTTAGAGTTTAACGACGCGATTTTTGCCCCTTTGTTTAAGACTCGCGATTTTTTACCAGTTCGTATCATCAATCTCAGAGAGGTTAGGAGGTACTTGGGGTGTCATGTACCTTGATAATCTCTCCTCATGGTCGCATACAACATCGACCAATCTCTCATAGTCCTCATGACCAGGTCTTCTCATCATCAGGTTAGACTTCCTGACTTTTTCTTCGAGTGCTTCAATTCTACCGAGAAGTTCTTCGTTTGATAAATGAGAGCTCATAGTTCGTAAAGATGGTGTGATGGGTTTTTACTTTGCTTTCAAGGTAATCGACTATTCCTTTTAGTCTTTCTACTTCTTCGTTGAGTATCTCTATCTTGTTGACATAATACTCTTCGAGTGTTTTTCTACCATACTCAGTGTAGTAGATATGCGGTTGTTCCTTACAATCGCCTGACATGAGTCCTCCTATGTTGACTGAACAATATCAAACCTCCATCCAATCGCATTGATGTAATCAAAAGTGTCGTGGAAATCCCTATCGCATTTCATTTCATACTTAAGGTCTCCCAGAAATGCTCTAAGTTCTTCGAGGGACACAAAGGTTCCCTGCAAGTTTGCTTTCTGATCATAGAGAGCGTACTTCATTTGCGTTTTGGTGGTGGTATCTAGTATATATTATATCACGATCTCCACACAATTGCAAGGGGCAATTATACTCAGTTACTCAGGACATTCTCTTACAGTACCCGTTGCTTCTGCCTTCTCCATTGTCTGATATTGTATTGCGGTCATGTCCCATGCCATATCATTCACACGTTTCTGGGCAGCAAACTCATCATCTGCTTGTACTCTCACCCATGTCTTATATGTGACTGTGGCTTCTACATCAAAGGTTTTCATAGTTTTTTACTTGGGGAAATTTTTTGGAAAATTATATTTTTGATTCCTCGCTCGCTCATGCAAGACTTTATAGCTTAGATTGTCTAGGGAAGTTAAGCTACGGGCACCGCCCAAAAACGGACGGGGGGCGACGACTGCCTGGTGCCCTACTGCTCAGGGGGTGAGCAACAGCAAGGGCAATATCCTCTGTCTTCGCGTTCCTCTTCTAATGATCCATATTCATTGAATGTAATAACAGTGAAATGATCTTTAATGAATTGATCATTGATCAATGCGTTGTATGTGTCATTAGATAATGATTGCATAAGCACCTGTATATGTGTATGATTATATTATAGCATATTATATGCTGTATGCATATATGTGTACCAGTATTATATGTGGCACATATATACCACGATTATTAATTGAGTATATTATATTATATGTGGTATATATGGGCATATA